TAATATAGAAAAAAGAACTAATACACCTGGAACATCAGGTAGTTCAGGAACATCAGGCACAAATGGAACATCAGGAACAAATGGTACTTCTGGAAATAATGGAGCTCCAGGAACATCAGGAACAGATGGATTATCAGCATTATATGGAACAGGTGCAGCTCCAGGTGGAACATATACAAATGGAACTGTTTATATAAAATATACAGCATAATGTCAGCAAATATATATATTACAGATTGGAAAAATGTTATAGATGTGAATGTCTATGTTGATGGATGGAAATCAATTGTGGAAGGATGGATATATACAGGTTCTTATTGGAAGCAATGGTGGCCAGATAATTTTTATATTGCTGACTATTATACTTGTGCTTGTGATGGTGAACCACCTGAAATGGAACTTGAGGTTTTTGGTAATTTAACATTATCAAAATATTATAAAGTAAATAATCAAAATATAGTTTTTTATATTAAAAGTACCGGTGGAACAGGCGCAGATGGTGTATTTACATTAACTGGTCCTTATGATACTTGTTCAGAGGCTTGTCCACCAACTACAACAACAACTACGACAAGTCCTGAGACAACTACAACTACAACTGCTGGTCCAACAACCACAACTACAACAACTACAAATATAACATCAACAACTACAACTACTTGCACAGGAACGCAGTATTATACATTATATCATGAGATAAATGGTGTTAATATAACTACATCACAACAAGCAATTTTAAATCAATATTGTGGAAGTCCTACAAGTTCAGCAGGTTTGGTTTATTATACTGCTAATTCAACTCCAACTGTTGGTGATAAACCTTATGAAGCAATAACTGGATCTCATGCTTGTCATACTGCTTCAACAGGTTATTATTTATATGCACCTGATTTCTTAATTAAATCAGCAAATGATAGAATAGTTTTAATAGATGCAAGTGGAGCAATTACTAATATATATACTATATCTTGTCCAACAACAACAACTACAACCACATTAGCACCACATTAGCACCTTAAAAAAATAAATAATATGAAAATACCAAGAAAATTAAGTGATATTAAAGTAAAAAATTATTTAGAATATCAAAAATTTTTAAATAGTTTAACTGATGAGCAAAAAAATGATGAACAATTACTATTAAAAAATACAATTTGTATATTTTATGGTATAGATGACCAGGTTTTTAACCAAATACCATTTAATACTTTATTAGATATGTATAAAATTATAGAAAATATATTTATGATGGATAAACCACTGGTTCCTATATTCAAATTAGGTGATAAAAAATATGGTATAAATCCAAACTTTGATGATATGACATTTGGTGAATTAGTGGATTGTGATACTGATGATATTATTAAACAAATAGCAATTTTATATAGACCTATTAAAAAGAAATTATTTAGAAAATATACAATAGAAAAATATAAAGCAGACATATCACATTATGAATTATTAAAAGAAGAATTAACATTAGATGTTTATTATGGTTTTATAAGTTTTTTTTTGAATATACAGAGCGCATTCATAAATTATACCCATCAATCTTTAATGGAGATGGGTTTAGATGGAGAGAAGAAGCAGAGTTTGGAAAAATATATGGATGGTTTCCTTGGATATATGAATTATGTAATGGAGATATCACCCGTCAGGACATTATCCTTGAAAAACGAATAGGTGAAGTTTTAATATGGTTAAGTTTTATAGTAGATAAAATAAAATTGGAAAAAATACTAAGTAAGAAAAATGACGCTGGAGGAGGTTCTAAATAGTTTAGGAAAAAATATAATTAAAGATGCTAAATCTAATCTTAAAAGAAAAAGAAAAATAGCAACTGGTAATTTGTATAATAGTTTAGCATATAAACTAACTGATGATAAAACTGCGTTAGAGTTTGATATGGAACCTTATGGTTATTGGATAGACCAAGGTAGAAGACCTGGGCCAATTAGTAAAGAAGGTGCTAAATCATTAAAAAAATGGATGAAAAAAAAAGGTATTGATGAAAAGTATTTATATGTTATTAAAAGAGCAATTGAAAGAAGAGGTTGGAAGCCAACTTATTTTTTCACAATACCTTATGAACAATATACAGAAGATATGGATAAACTAATAGACCAATATGTAAATGGTTTATTAGAGGATTTAGATGAAGCATCAATAGAAGCAGAAATGTATGGTTTTTGAAAAACTCGCAGAAGAGTTTATGAAAAATAAAGAAAAATTATGAATCCAATAAGATATTCAGGTGGAAGAGATAAAGAAGATATAAAAAAAAAATTAGTAATAATGGAAAGTAGAATAGTTTTTACACCTGATGAATTAGCTTACTTAGATAAGTTTAATTGGAACGCAGCTATTATTGAAGCACAACAACAAAGAGAAATACTAAATATTTATAATAGAGTTTTAGGATTAAACCAAGTAATGACCCAATGCACACCGTGCTGGCAAGGTATATTATTTAATCTTAAAAAGTTATATGATGAGTTTAAATAAAAATAATATAATAAAATGCCAGATACAACAACAACTACTACATCATCAACTACGACAACTACTACTACTACACAAGTAATAGTGTCGCAGCCATATTTATATTCAGATGATATAGTATATGCAAGAAGTCCAGTTATATATGCTTTTAAGAATTGTAGTTCAACACTATATACATATAAGTTTGTATTATATTGCACGACTGGTTTAACTTCAGATTTAACCACAATTTATGCTTCTATTGATAGGACACCAGATACTAATGGTTGTATATTTGTAGATGCATCATCACTACTTAGAAGTTATTTAAAAAATAATTATAATATAACTTATAGTGGAAATTATTTTATATATTTTACTGCTAAACTTGTAGAGTATGCATCAGGTGTTATAAATAAAGAAACATCAACAAATATATCGGTAGCAAGTTTAGGATATATAAATGATGCAACTGGTGGATTTAATGATGATGTTGAAACCGGTGAATATATGTTAAGTTATATACCAGATACTACTGAAATTAGAATACCTACATTTTTGAATTATATTATGAAATATAAATATATTTCAGGTGATAGCACTGGATATAAAATATCATACACAAGTTTAACAACAACTACAACTACATTAGCACCAGAAAGTCCAGGACCAGCAAGTTTAATAGTTCCGATGGCATTACCAATACCAGATCCATTAACAAATGAGGTTAGTTTTACTACGGCTTGGACCGCAGGTTCAAATGCTTCAACAAATACTATGAAAGAAATAGCGTGTGGTTATTATGATATTATCACAACACATTTACACACAGATATAGACCAAACACAACCAATTAAATTAAGAATAATGAATAATTCAACGATATTATCAACTTATATGTTATATCCTTATCCTTGTTTAGAAGATTTATATCCAGTAGATTTTATAAATATAAATGGTGTTGTTGATACAATATATTTTATAGGTCGTGTAACTACATATGATACTATTGAATATGAAACATATAAATATGATAAGGTTAATTATTTAACAGCGACTTATAATTCAGCATCTGGATCTTATCATAAATTATTTACAACTGGAAGAATTAAACTGGTTTTAAATACAGGTTGGATTGATGAAGATTATAATTTGAAATTAGAACAACTATTTTTAAGTGAATATGTATGGATTTATGGTAAACCATATATCGTAACCGATAAAGAAATGATGTATAAAACAAATAGATATGATAGGATGATAAATTATATTGTGACCTTAGAAGCTGGCTACGATAGAATAAATAATGTAAAATAAATGGAACTATTCGTAAAAACATTAGTTAGTGGATCTTATGTTGAACATAAAGTAAGTTTATTTGGTGATGAAGAAATAGAATTAACCAGAAATTGGAATAACCAACAAATTATAACTGGTTATGGTTCATATTCAACAAGTTTTTCAGTTCCAATAGATGATAATAATGCTGAAATATTTAAATATTATGATGAAATTGGTGGAACCCTTGTTAATTCAACTTCAATATCATCAAGTAATGAAAGATTAAATCCAGCATACTTTATGCCAGCAAAAATAGTTATTAATGAATATGAAATATTAGGTAATATACAGGTTCAAGGTTTTTCAATTAAAAAAATGTATAAATATGCTTATAACTTAGTATTTTATGGACAAGAAAAGGATTTAATTAAAGAATTAAATACTTCTGAGACACCAAAATTGAATAATATAGACCTTACTGATATGTCATTTACTTTTAATATAGGAAATGTGACTGGAAGTTGGGCGGCTGGTGATATTTTTGTACCAATAATGGCTAATAAAAGACCATTAAACTTTAGAGATACACAACAAGAAGGTAATATAGCAAGAGTTATGGCTGATACTGGTGGTGTAAAAATGACAGATTTATCAGTTTCATATAAATTAGGTGATATAATTGATAAACTTTTTACACCAAATACTATCACACATTCACCGAGCACAGAAGTTTCATCTTTTTTAGATGAATTATTTTTGATGCCAAATACAAAAACAGAATATACTAATAGTTTAACTTATATTTATACAACAGCAAGAGGTGATTATACCAGACAAATTACTACGGTTATAGTTCCAGGAACGCCTATTACTTGTAATAAATTAAAATTATCACCTGGTGGTGGTTCAGATGGTGGTATAATGGAAGGGAATACTGACTTAACTTCATGGGATAATATAGAAACTTATACATTATCAAATAATTACTACACTATACCTTCAACACCTATTAGTTTAAAGTTAGATATGACATTAATAAACCCACCAACACAATATGAAAATATCGTTGGATATTCATTATATGTAATTAGATATGATACAGGCGCATTAGTGCAACATGCTTATATAGATGTTAATTCTGAAAATACAATTTCATTAATAAACTTAACGGTAGGACAACAACTTCAATTTTTAGTAAGTATTGAATATGAATATTGGAATGGAACATCTTGGGAAACTAAATATGGATATTTTAATAACGACCAATTAATATCAACATTAAAACTTACACTTTTAACAGATCCAACTTATGATTATAGTAAAATTACTATCAATTTCCCTGATATGTATAAAAGTGATTTTTTTATACAATTTTGTAAGTCGTTTAATATATTTTTTGAATATAATAGTAATACAAAAATAGTAAATACTTATTTTAAAAGTGAAATACCTTCAACTATATATGACTTAAGTGAATACTTTATAAAAGATAAAGATTATACTTGGAACCACAACCAAAAATATAAACTAATTGATTATCAATTCGCAGAAGGTAAAGATATTAATAATATAGCATGGCGACAAGCGCAAGATGATTTACAGCCTGAGATTGGTTCAAATGGATTGAGTTATGGACAAAGCCGAGTATATTATTCATATGATAATGGTGAAGAAAAATTAGAATTTAAAAGTTTATTCACCGTATTTCCAAGGACTACATTAAATAAAACAGATAATAATAATGTTATATTAGAGGATACTACAATTCCATTACATAGTGAATTGAACGAAAGTTTAGAACCTATTAATACACCATTTTTATTATTATATAGATTACCAATTGTATCAGGATTAACTGCAGAATATTATAATTTACAAAGTGGCTTAACATCTTATTCAGGTATGTGTTATGCTTCGGATTATGGACCTGATGGACCAAATGGATATTCGTTAGATTATACGAAGTTTCCAAATGCTATAAAAGATAATGTATCAATTAAATATGAAACTACATTAGATTTTATATTACCATCAAATATATTATATACAATTAAAGTATCGGATAAAATAGTAGTTCATAATATATGGTATGAAATATTAGAAATTAGAAGTAATATAAAAAATGGTTACGCCAAAATTAAATTATTAACTATGGCTATACCATCAAATGATTATACACCAACCAGTGTTTGTGATTTTAATGGTGGAAATATAGAAATCCAACCAGAAGGTTGTGAATATACTGGTGGTGAAATTACTTGGGCTGGTTCAACAACAACAACTACTTCAACTACATCTGAACCAACTACTACAACAACAACTACTACATCTGAACCAATAACAACTACAACTACAACTGCTGGTCCAACAACCACAACTACTTCAACTACATCTGAACCAACTACTACAACAACTTCAACTACAAATCCAGCAGTTAGAAATACCTCATACATTTATATACAAAAAATATCAGAATAATATGAAAGATTTAAATAAATTAACAAGCAAACAATTAATAGAGACTGATGATAATGTAATTGGTGTAGGAATTGGTAGAAAAATTAAAAATGGAATTTTAACTAAAGAAATTGGTATAACCTATACAGTAAAAAAGAAATTACCAATAGACCAAATACCAGAAGGAAAAAGAATACTAAAAACTATTAAACACGAAGGAAAAACTTATAATACTGATGTTATTGAAGGTGAAATAAGACCATTAATGGATTGGTGTTATGATGAGTTTTACCAATGGATGCCACAATACCCAACACCAGTAGAACCAACAAATAGAGACCAAATTAGACCATTAAAAGGTGGTATTTCTTGTACCAATTATACAAATATGCCAACTTCAACAGGTACATTAGGTTTTTTAGCGGTAGATAATGAAGATAATACATTAGTTGGTGTTTCAAATGCACATGTGATTGTAAATAATGCATTATTAGCACCATATAGAACTACTGGAACTATTGATAATACTAAAAATAATTTGATAGTTCAACCAGCAAGTGGTGATGGTGGAACTGATTATATAGGTGCTATTAAAAGATTTAAACCTTGGAGAACTGGAGCAACTGATAATTTTATTGATTGTGCGTTATGTACTATTGATGACACAGACATTGATAATTCACAAAGTTGGAAAATAGAAGGTTTAACTGGTTATACAGCAGGTATGTTATGGGCTTCAACTGATGAAATAAATAATATATTAGAAAACGATTATAACCTTTATGCTGCTGGTAGGACAACTGGTTCAAAAGGTGAAGGTAGGACTAAAATGAAATTAAGTTCAATTTTTTATGCTAATACAATAAGTTATTCTTATGTAAGCGTAAATTATAATGACTTATTTACTATGGTAGCAACTGATGGTTCAGGTGGTTTATGTTATTTACCTGTTAATCCAGGAGATAGTGGTTCAGTTGTTTATGCTGATGTTGATGGTTCAGGAACTAAAAAGATTATAGGTTTAGTTCTTGCTGGACTTATTTCAGGAACTGTAAATAATCCTTGGACTGGAACGCCAGTAGATAATTATACGACTGCTATTTGTTGTAGAATTGATAGAATTAAGACACTTATGAATATATCACCTTACACTGGACAAACTAATTTAGATTTCTCAGATAGAAATAATATAGAAGAATATATATTAGAAGGTTTGTCAGATGTTGAAAGTATAACTGTTGCTGGTAAAAAATATTTTTTAGCAGGTTTAACCTCAACAACAGGAAATACAACTACAACTACTTCAACCACGGTATTAACTACAACAACTACAACTTCAAATATAACTACAACAACTACAACTGCTCTAGCATCATTAAGTTGTTCAGCTACGAATATATTTGAATATGCACATTCATCAATTACAGTAGATGGTATGATGTTTATTGGTGAAAGGAAACAAAACCCATATATAATTAAGTTTGATGATCCAGATGATTTGAATTCATATACAGGAGTAACGGTAAGTGATGTTGGAAATGAATATATTGGTTTAGAAAATGTATGTTCATCAGGAAGCACTATGTATTTTGGAACTATTGAAACTACAACAGGTTATTTAGTTATAGTTGAATGTGGAACAGATTTAACATTTACAAAACATACATATCCAACAATTGATGTATGGAACTTTGCTATAACTACGGATGGAACATATATTTATGGTGGAACTGATTATGAGTTCTTTAAAATTAGAATTAGTGATTGGGAACTTATTCAGAAAGCTAAGTTTTATAATGATTTTACATCAACACATGCTGCGGCTTATAGCGCAACAAGAAATGAAGTATATTTAACTTCACAAGGAACTACTGAAAAATTAGCAATTTTAGATGCTGATGATATTTGGACTTATACAATTGTGGATCTTTCAAGTTATACAAATACTTTAACTGATGATATGGTTTATTATAGTAATAAATTATATATAGGTAGTGAATTGGGTGGTTGTATAATTGTGGATTTAGCAAATAACAATTCAATTACACCATTAACTATTAGTGAAACTTATGGTTTATTCTTAAATGGAACTAATATATATAGTTGTAAAATAAGTGGTTATATTGAGAAGTTTAGTGTTTCTACACCAGATAGTGTAGCTGTTTATAAATTAGAAAGTGGATTTACACCAAATGAAATATTGTTTGTAGGATCAAGAGTTTTTGTAACTAAATGGGCTGGTCCTGGAACTGCTAAATTATGTGAAATGACTTAAAAAATAAAAATATAAAATGAGTAAAAGTATAATAATAACATTAAGTGGAGGTTTAGGTGCTAATTTAGGACCAAACTTTAACCTTACTGCTGATATAGGAACAGTAGTTCCAGTAACTTCAACAAAAACACAATTGTTATTAGGACAATTAGCAACGGTTGATGATACAGCTACATCAGTAACAATAACATCTGTTGGAACTTGCACTAATTCAATAACTTTAACTATGCCGGCAACAACTACTACAACTACAACCGGTTGTGTAACTACAAATAGTTTAAGATATTCATCTACACAATATACTGCTTGTTCAGCATCAGAAAGCCCAGTTGATATGAATAATCTTAATTTGGCAACTTCAACAAAATTATATATTCATAATTCTTCTTGTTTAGTAACAGCTGCTAATGGTTATTATAGTGATGGAACTATAGTTAGATATTGGGACAGTGGTGTTGAAACTTTAGGTGTTGCAGCTAATTGTGCTGTAGTTCCACCAGATCCACCAGTATCAACCACAACAACTACGCCTTCACCAACTACAACTACTACAACTACACCTTATTCAGGTCCAGTTTGGTTCTGTCTTAAAAATGACAGCACTTATTCAACTAATTTATTGGCTTGTGCTGGTCCATCAGGATCTGATTATTTATATTCAAAAACTGATTTAACAACATCACCAGTATTATATACTGATACTAATATGTCCACACCATTTGTAGGAAATGGAGATTTTTATAAATTACAATTTTTAACAAGTTTTTATGCAGCAAGAATAAGTAATGTAGGTCAAGTATCAGATTTATATTCTTGTCCTGCAACTACGACCACAACAACTACTGGTTGTATTGAAGCATCATTAAGTTATTCAGAAACTTCTTGGACTGGTGCTTGCTTTGTATCGTCACCAACAACTATTGATATGAATAATACATCATTATCATTATCAAGTAAGTTATATATAAATGGTTCAAATTGTTCTGTAACTGCACCAATTGGTTTTTACTCAGATGGCTTGTATGTTAGATATTGGGATTCAAATAATCAAGAATTAGGTGAAGTATTTAATTGTAATGGATAAAATAATTTAAAATTATGATACAAAATATATTAAAATTGTTAAATAGTGATCCTTGGTTTGGTTTATCAAAGGAGATAGAAATAGCCAAAGGAAAAAATAAACTTAAATTATCATTTAAAGAGATTAAATATCAAATTAAAAGAGATTTACTTTTTATAAAAAGAATTATAAAAGGAAATGGCAACTAACACAACTGAAAAAGTTATAAAATTAACAATAGATGGTAAAGAAGCAACCGTTGATATAAATAGGTTTAAAAAAGCAGTTAAAGAAGTTTTAGCAGAAACTAAAAAAATTGAAAAAACCAATTTAGGTAATTTTAGAAAACAAATAAATGATTTAACTGATAGTTTTAAGTCAGGTGAAATTGGATTAAAAGGATTTATGCAAGGTATAATTGGTGTTGGTAAAGCATTGATGACCACCTTTGTAACAAATCCAATTTTATTATCCATTACTGCAATTGTAGGTGCAATTACTGGCTTAGTAGCAATGTTAAAAACATTTACACCTGTAGTTGAAAAAGTTCAACAAAAATGGGCTGGTTTAACTGCTGGTTTTGATACATTTAAAAATAGTGTATTAGGTTGGATTACTGGTAATAAGTCATTTAAGGAAAGTTTTACTAGACTTGGTGAAAGTATGAGAGATGCAGCTGCTGCTGCAAGAGGATTAAAAGCCACAGAGCAAGATTTAGAGGATCAACAAATACTATTAGAATTATCAAATGCTAATTTACAAAACCAGATAGATAGATTATTATTGCAGTCAAGAGATAGAACTAAAACTGAAAAAGAAAGATTAAAAGCGATTGATGATGCTATGAAGTTAGAGCAACAACGCTTTGAGCAAACTAAAAAAGTAAATGATGATGAAGTAAGAATGGCAGAAAAAGCACTTGCTATTAAACTTGGCATAACAGAAGAAGAATTAAGAAATATAGGTGTAGCTGGTGCTATGAAAAAAAATGGTGCACAGGTTAATGCTGATAAAGAAATAGATATATTAAAACAAGCATATTTAAAAAGAGCATCAATTGAAGGTCAGAATATACAATTAGCAGAAAAAACACAGAATAGAAGAAACCAAATAATAGAAGCATCCGAATCAGGAATAGAAAAAACAAAACAAAAGGAAAAAGAATTATGGGATGAAATTAAAAAAAATGAAAAAGATGCCAGAGATATAATGCTGGAGAATGAGAAAGAGTTTAATGATGCTATGGATGCAGCATTTAATGAAATGATGAATAGGGAAGCAAAAGGTGCTGATGAAAAAATTGAAAGTGAAAAAAGAGTTAGTGATGCTAAACAACAAATAGCAGAAGAAGAAGCAAATAAAGCACTAGAAAAAATTGAGCAAGATAAAGAAGATGCTGCTGATTTTGAAGAGTGGAAAAAACAAACACAAATAGAAAGTGCAAGAACATCATTAGAAGCAATAGCAACATTAGACCAAGCATTTACAAATGTAGCATTAAATAGACAACAACAATTATTAAGAGATAAAAAAATTACACAAGAACAATATGATAAAGCTGTATCAAAAATACAAGCCGAATCAGCTAAAAGGGAGAAAGCATATGCAGTAGCATCAACAATTATTGATACAGCCGCTGCTATTATGGGTATATGGAAAGATGTACCAAAAAAAGATTATGGTGTTATGGCTACAATTTTATCAGTAGCAACTGGTTTATTAGGTGCCGCACAAATATCAAAAATAATTTCTACGCCAGTAGATGGAACTATGTCAGGTGGTGGAGGTTCAATACCTACTGGAGCACCTGCAGGTGGTGGAACATCACCAAATACATCATTTACTTTTTCACCATCATCAACTACACCACAATTACAACCAGTTAGAACCTATGTTATATCAAAAGATGTTCAAACACAACAACAATTGGATAGACAAGTAGTAGCCAACGGAACAATATAAATCAAAAAGTATATTAAAAATACTTTTTATTAAAATAAATTATCAAAATGGAAATACCAACATATGAAATGCTTATTGAAAATGAATTAACTGATGCAGTATTTGCAATATCATTAGTAGATAGTCCAGCAATTCAAGAAGATTATGTATTATTATCAGAAGATAATACTATGAAAATAGAATTAAAATTAGGTAAAATTATAGATGAAAAGAAAAAAATTGTAACTGGACCTATTTTAGTAACAGACCAAGTTATACCAAGAAAAGGTTTTAATATCGTATTTAGAAAAGATACAATAAGAAAAATAAGTGAGAACTTTATAATAAATGGAAATAAAGATAATGTAACATTACAACATCAATTTCCTATTAGTAAAGTTTATTTAGTTGAAAGTTGGATTGTTGAAGATCCAGAAAAAGATAAATCCACTTATTTAGGGTTTAATTTACCTGCTGGATCCTGGATGGCAAGTTATAAAATTACTGATGATGATTTATGGAACGAATATATTGAAACTGGAGTATTAAAAGGATTTAGTTTAGAAGGTAATTTCAGTAAAAAGGAAGTTCATATGTGTGAGCACGAAGAACATGAAGATTTAGATAAGGAGTTTAGAGAAATATATTTAACAATAACATATCCAGCATCGGATTTAGATAGTTATTATACTTGGAAAACAAATAAAGCAGATAAAAATTGTCCTATTTGTGAAAGTAGAGATAACCAAGTAAAAAAATTAAGTGAATGGATTACAACTGGAATACCAGGTGCAAAAAATGGTGATGTTGTAGCAGGTATTACTTTAACATTTAGTCCTGGACCATATTCCACTTATTGTGAAGATGCTTGTAAATGTAAATTAGAAAAAGTAACTAAAACAGCAGTTAAAAATCCATTTGATAAATGGCGTAAATAGTTTATTATCAAATTGATATAAATGAAAACCAATCAAAATAGTAATTATATTACTTTTTAATAAAAATAAAAAATCATTATGAATATCAAAGAAGCAGTAAGTAAAATTAAGGCATTCTTAACAGAGGAAACAGAACAACCAACTAATCTTATTGATATTAAAACCAAAGATGGTATTATATTAAGTTATGAAGGTGAATTGGGTGTTGGAATTGAAATCTTTGTTGTAGATGAAAGTGGTAGAAATCCTGCTCCAGATGGAGAGTATATTTTAGAGGATGGAACTAAGTTAATGGTTGCTGGTGGTAAGATTGAAGAAATGGAAGCACCTGAAGCACCTATTGAAGCACCTGAGGAAATGCCAGTTGTTGAAGAAGAAATGGAAGAAGAAGCACCAACTACATTATCAGTTGAAGAATTAGCATCAAAGATTGCTAAATTAGAAAGCGATTACGCGCAAATGATGGAAGTTGTAACACAACTTGCACAAAGTTTTTCAGAATCTAATTTCAAAAAAGAGGTTAAAGCAAGTATGGAAACTGAAGTTCAACCTGAAATTAAATTAGGTAAAATGATTGAAAAACCATTGAATAAAAATAAAGAATTAAATAACATATTTAAGAATATGTATAACAAAAAGTTATATTAAAAATAAAAATAGAAATTATGGAACAAAAATTATCAACTACTACTTCTATTACGAGCACATATGCAGGTGAGTTTGCTGGACAATATATCCAAGCCGCTCTTTTAGCATCGCCAACTTTGGGAAATGGTACAATTACCGTTAAACCAAATATTAAGTATAAAGAAGTTGTTAAAAAATTGGCTACTTCAAGTATTTTAGCAGCCGCAACTTGCGATTTTACCGCAACAGGAACCGTCGCATTAACCGAAAGAATCTTAACTCCAGTTGAGTTTCAAGTAAACCTTCAACTTTGTAAGAAAGATTTTCACTCAGATTGGGAAGCAATTCAAATGGGTTATTCAGCATTTGATGAGTTACCAAGAAACTTTAGCGATTTTTTAATCGGTAATTTATCACAATCAGTAGGTGCTGCTGTTGAAACTGGTATATGGCAACATTCAACTAATATATTAACTGGTTTCACTTTGTTATTCAAAGATGATGCAACTGTTGTTGATGTATCAGGAACTACAATTACGGCTTCTAATGTTCAAGCAGAATTAGCAAAAGTTGTTGCTGCTGGTTTAGCATTAAATACAACTAATCCAGTGCTTTATGTAGCAAAAGATGTTTATTACAACTACTTAATTTCATTAGGTGGATTTGGAGCAAATGGTTTAGGTGCTGCTGGTTATGATAATAAAGGTCCTAACCAAACAATTAATTCATTATATTTTGCTGGTGTACCAATTATTGAAACATCTGGTTTACCAACAAGTGAAATGGTTATGGCTGAAAAAGAGAACTTATGGTTCGGTACTGGTTTATTGAACGACACTAACCAAGTAAAAGTGTTAGATATGGCAGATTTAGATGGTTCAGAAAATGTTAGATTCGTAATGAGATTTACTGCTGGTGTTCAATATGGCATCGGTGCTGAAATTGTATATTATTGGATTTACTAATCAGTTGAAACAGATTAAAAATTGTGTGGTGTGAAATATCACCACACAATTTAATAAAAAAAAAAATTAAAAATTATGGCTTGTTTAATAACTAAAGGAAGATTAGAACCATGTAAAGAGTTCGTTGGTGGTCTTTATAAAGTATGGTTCGCAAACTTTGGTGCAATCAATCCTACCGTGACAACTGATGGTGTTATTACTTCATTAAGCGCAGTAACGCTTTATGAATATGAATTAAAAGGTGTTTCAAATCTTACACAAGAATTAGCTTCTTCAAGAGAAAATGGAACAACCTTTGTAACGCAAACTTTAACATTAGATTTGAAAGGTATAGATTATTCAACTAATAATGAAATTAAACTACTTGCATATGGACGACCACATGTGGTAGTCCAAGACAACTATGGAAATGCTTGGTTAGTTGGTAGAGTTAGAGGCGCTGAATTAACTACATCTTCACAAACATCAGGTGCCGCTATGGGTGATAAATACGGTTATACCGTCACCTTAGTTGGTATGGAACCAACATACGCTGACTTTTTATCCGGTTCAACACTTACAAGTGCTTTTACCGGGTTATCAATAGCACCAACAATAGTGAGAGGTTCGTAAAGTCACTATTCGTTTCATTCATCGTATTATTTTTTGGTAAGTGGGGTAGAAATACCCCACTTTTATTTTTAAAAAATCAAAAAAGACATTTTTTTACTTTTTAATAAAAAGAAAAAAGATGGTTGTAGAACCAAATATACCAAATAATTCATTAACTTATCACACAAGATATACACATATTGATAAATATGAAATATTAGACCATGAAAATAGGTTATTAAATAGTGGAACTACTAATATATTTGGATGGACTAATGGTTTAATAACACATTCTGGTTTATCATATACATTTCCAGAAAATAATTTATTCACTTATAAGTCATATTTTTTATATAGAGGTGAGTATTATTTAGCAGCACATCTTTTATTACAGTCTTTTTCAGGTGAAACATCAATGTTAGATGCACCATTCAAGAAAGTTAGTAGAACTTATAGAAATAAAGATAGAAGAATATGATAACGGTATTTAATGGTGATAATTCATTAACATATTATACAAGACAAACACAGATTGATAAATATGAAATATTAGATCATGCTTCAAGAATTGTAAGTAGTGGTATAACACATATTGTAGGTTATGACGGTAAAATAAATCACACTGGATTAACTTATGACTTTCAGAATAATACAATTTTTACTTATAAATCCTATTATTTATATGAAGGAAATTATTATTTAGCAGCACATCTTTTATTACAGTCTTTTTCAGGTGAAACATCAAGGTTAGATGCACCATTTATAAAATTAGATAGAACTTATTCATTTAGAACATTTAAACCAACTACTATTGTTATTTATGATTTTGGTTCAGCAAGTTATGTTGGTGAATTATTGATTGATTGTGGTTCAGCGAGTAGTGTCGGTGATACTATAATAGATGGTAAATATATATAAAAAAAATTAAGAATAATGAGCACAATAAATGCACAACTTCAATTAAGAAGAGATACAACCGCAAATTGGGAACAATATAATCCTATATTAGCACAAGGTGAAGTAGGTGTAGATTTAGATTTGGACCAGTTTAAAATTGGTGATGGTTTAACTTATTGGACTGGCCTTACATATAATGGAACATCTGGTATAGATGGAACATCTGGATCATCTGGTAGTTCAGGTACAAGTGGTGTTAATGGAACATCAGGAATTGATGGAACATCAGGAATTGATGGAACATCAGGAATTGATGGAACATCAGGAGTTGATGGAACATCAGGTAGTTCAGGTATAAATGGTGTATCTGGTTCATCAGGTAGTTCAGGAACATCAGGTAATTCTGGCTCATCTGGTTCATCTGGAGTAAATGGTGCAGCTGGAACTGATGGTACATCTGGTTCGTCAGGTATAAATGGTGAAGCTGGAACTAATGGAACATCTGGTGTTAATGGATCAAGTGGTTCAAGTGGTGTAAATGGTGATAATGGAACATCAGGTTCATCTGGTTCATCAGGTATTGATGGTACTTCTGGAATTGATGGTACATCAGGTAGTTCAGGTTCATCTGGAGTAAATGGTGCAGCTGGAACTGATGGAACATCAGGTATTGATGGTGCATCAGGCTCAAGTGGAACAAGTGGTAAAGATGGAGCAACTGGAACTGATGGTACAAATGGTTCATCTGGTTCAAGTGGTGTGAATGGTGATAATGGTACATCAGGAGTTGATGGAACATCAGGTTCATCTGGTACATCAGGAGTAAATGGTGATAATGGAACAAGTGGTTCATCAGGAACAAGCGGTGTAAATGGTAATAATGGAACAAGTGGTTCATCAGGAACAAGTGGTGTAAATGGTGATAGTGGCACATCAGGAACTGATGGTACATCAGGATCAAGTGGTGTGAATGGTGATAATGGAACAAGTGGTTCATCAGGAACAAGTGGTAAAGATGGTGAGTTTGTTGGTTCAAGTGGTTCATCAGGAACAAGTGGTGTAAATGGTACATCAGGAACTGATGGTACATCCGGTGTTGATGGTACATCAGGTTCAAGTGGTTCAAGTGGTGTAAATGGTGATAATGGTACTTCAGGTAGTTCAGGTTCAAGTGGTACAAGTGGTACAAGTGGTGTAAATGGTGAAAATGGTACATCTGGATCAAGTGGTACAAGTGGTGAAAATGGTACATCAGGATCATCTGGTACATCAGGATCATCTGGTACATCTGGAGTAAATGGTGATAATGGTACTTCAGGAACTGATGGTACTTCAGGAGCTGATGGTACTTCTGGTATAGATGGTACATCAGGAACTAATGGTACTTCCGGTGTTAATGGTAGTAGTGGTTCATCAGGTTCATCAGGTAGTTCAGGAGTAAATGGTACTTCTGGTTCATCTGGTTCAAGTGGAACATCTGGTTCATCTGGTTCATCAGGAACAAGTGGAACATCAGGTTCATCAGGTTCAAGTGGTGTAAATGGTGATAATGGTAGTTCGGGAACTGATGGAACTTCAGGTTCAAGTGGTTCAAGTGGTGTTAATGGAACTTCAGGAACTAATGGAACATCTGGATCAAGTGGTGTTAATGGAACTTCAGGAACTAATGGAACAAGTGGTGTTGATGGAACTTCAGGTACAAATGGAACCTCAGGTTCAAGTGGTACAAGTGGTGTTAATGGAACTTCAGGAACTAATGGAACATCTGGATCAAGTGGTACAAGTGGTGTTAATGGAACTTCAGGTACAAATGGAACCTCAGGTTCAAGTGGAACTAATGGAACAAGTGGTTCAAGTGGAACAAGCGGTTCAAGTGGAACTAATGGAACTTCAGGTTCAAGTGGTTCAAGTGGTGTTAATGGAACTTCAGGAACTAATGGAACTTCAGGTAGTTCAGGAATAAATGGAACCTCAGGTAGTTCAGGAACAAATGGAACATCAGGTAGTTCAGGAACAAATGGAACCTCAGGTAGTTCAGGAACTAATGGAACTTCTGGATCATCTGGAACCTCAGGTATATCAGGAACAACTTTAAATGAATTATATTATTCAAATAGCACACTTTATACACCAAACTTATTTGTAACTGGTGCAATAGGTGGAACATATGGACCTCTTGGTTTTCCATATTATATATTTATTGGTGATCCACTTTCACAATTTCCAAACTTAGTAACCAGTTTAACTTGGCTACAAGGAAATATGTCAGGAGCAACTACATTAGTTTTAACAGCTGACAATGAAAGTATTAATTCAGGTATTACAATAAACTTACCTTATCAATTAACAATTACTTCAGGTGGTTACGCACAATCTTATTTAACTGCAGCAAGTGGTATGAGTAACCAACCTATGTTTACTTGTCAAAGTGATGTTTCATTTACTAAACTTATATTAAGTGGTGGAACTGCAACAGGAACTACAACTGGTATAAGATGTGCAACAGCTGATAAGTATTATGAAATTAAAGATACTACAATTTGTGATTTTGATAAAGGTTTAGTATCAACAAATAATGGAGAGTTTTGGGTATTTGAAAGTCAAATAAACGATTGCATAACCAGTGGTTTTGAATTAAATACTGGTGCTGTAGGTGCTAAATATAGATCCAGTTTTACTGATTATTCAGCACAAAGTAAATATCCACTTTATAAAGGTATAAATATACTTTCAGGTGGAACAAATATGTACCTTTCAAGCCAAGGTGATACAACTGAATTAACACATTCAGCACAAACATTTATAAATTATGTTGGTTCAGCCACAACTTATAGTGAGTTTGCTATAGAAGGTGCAATTTGGAATAATGTTGGAACATTTAAAAGTGGATTTGATTTTACAATAGCTAGAGATGCTGATATTGTAATGATAAATAATGTTGGACAAGAAAGTCAAAACCCACACGCTAAATTAAATGTTATATCATCAACTGGTGTTACATCAGTAACTACAAATTGGACTAAAGCAGTTTATGGCCCAAGTGCTAACAGTTATTATAAAAAGTTTACTTATTCAGGTAATAGAATTACTTTCTTACCTACACATGAAAAAGATTTAATGATGTGGTTAAATGGAACGATGCAAACATCAACACAATTATCATCATTAGAATATGCAATAGTTAAGAATGGTTTAACTGGAACTACTTATGGATATGGAATTATAACATTAGATACAAACGCAAGAGATTTTAACTTTGGAACTAATGTGTATATAAGTGATGTTATACAAAATGATTACTTTGAATTATATTTCAAAGCAGCAGCATCAGAAAGTATAAAAATTACTAACTTAAATTGGTTAATAGATAGTAGATTATGAATAAATTATTTTTAAATAAAGATACTAATTTAATTGATTATTCAACTTGGATTACTGGAACAACAGGTTCAACTAATGGTACTGGTCCATCTCCTTCATTTTGGAATCAATATAGTTTAAATAATACTTTAAATGAAAGAGTTTTAGAAACGGATCCTTGGGGTATTCAATCTGTATGTTGGAGAGCATTATCAGGAAATACACAATCTGGAAATGTATATGGTGGATTTAATATAACTGCAGCCGCGAATTCATATCAATTAGTACCTGTAGATAAGACAAAAACTTATAGATTTTCTTGCTGGATTAAAAGAAAAAATGTAGTTGCTGGACAAGGATATGTATATTTTGGTTTATGGGCAATGAGTGGTATAACCAGCAGAAACTCAATTATAGCAACACCAACATATTCAACGACAAATAATCCTTATCCAATTTTAACATCACCAACACAAACAAATGTTATATTTCCTGAAAATGAATGGCGTTTATGTGTTGCTCATTTGAGACCATATACAACACCAACAGGAACAACATTACATACTAATACTGGTGTTTATCAACCAAATGGCACTAAACTTACAACTGGAATGACCATAAGAGATTATATAATGATAAGTGATACATATAATGTTGGTATAAGAGCATCAACACCTTTTAATGTACCATCAGGCACATCCGTATCAGGATGTTTTTTATATCCAAGAATAGACCTTGTAGATGGAACAGAACCATCAATAGCACAATTATTAAAAGCTGAAAAAGATAACAAATTAGTTTCATATGAACAGAATACTAATATGTTAGATTTATCAAGTTGGATTGATGGTACAACTGGTTCAACCGCAGCAGATTTAACTACATCATTTACACAATATACTTCTAATTCAACTAATTATAGATTTTTAGGAACTGATCCATTTAATAATAATTCTATTATATGGGAGGGTTTTGGTAATACTAGTGATGCAACAGCCGGATTTCAAAGCACAGGCCCCGCTGAAGGTATTTTAATTGATAACACTAAAACTTATCGTTTTTCAATATGGAATAGATTGGTTTTAACTGGTCAAAGTATAGCAAATAGATATTATTTTGGCTACAATCCAAGAAAAGGAGTAAGTGCTGATTTTTCATTTCATACTAATTTATCAACAACTGGTATATCAAATAGTTATTATTTTTTACCAGCATTATCACCAGTAGAAACTTATTTCCAGTTAAATGAATGGAAATTATGTGTTGGTTATTTATTACCATCAACAACATCACCATTTAGTTTTAATTCAAGTTTAGTACCAAAAATATATAATTTAACAGGAGGAACTGACTATACAAGCATTTATAATTATTATTCAAGTGGTTCTACCACAGGTGTTTATATGCGTGTTATGATGCCTTATCAATCCACCTTACATATGCAAGCAGTATATCCAAGAATAGACCTTGTAGATGGAACAGAACCTTCAATAGAAGAATTATTAAATAATATAAAAAGATATAATATAGTTATGGATAATATAAGTTATACAACAACTACAACTACAACGGTACTTTCTTGCTATTCACAAACTTTATATTATAGTACCGTGGAAACGCTTGCTTGTGAATCCAATATACCAAATAGCATGAGCACAGATACAGCAACCTTTGCAACAGCAACTAAATTATATGTTGGTGCTGGTTGTAATACCGTAGCAGATGTTGGCTATTGGTCAAACAAGTCAATGGAAAGATATTGGAATGGTTCAACATTAAGTGCAGCAACAGAATGTGAACCAGAATAAAAAATATAATAATATAAATGAAAAAAATTAGAACATTAAACTTATCATTAGAAGATATAAATGCTTATAACTTTGGTGAATACTTATCAAGTGGTTCAAAATGGATAAGTTTTGGAAAAGATAATGACTATCCTCAATACCTTAGAACATTATACCTTTCATCACCAACTAACCAAGCAGTAATTGATGGAACTATTAACCTTGCTACAGGTGAAGGTGTTGAAGTAGTGGATCCAGCAAAAAATCCATTATCAAATAAATGGTTAAATGAAAACTTTCCAAAAGATGTAGTAAAGAAACTATTATCAGACCTTAAAATGTATGGGTTTTGTGTAGCTCAAATATATTCAGGAAACATTGTTAAATATTCAGAAGCCATTAAATATAGATTTGATGTTGATAAAAATAATTTTATATGGTATAGTAACGATTGGGAAAATTATACAAGTAATAAAAATAAACCTATAAAACTTCCAATTTATAAAGAAGGAACAGACCAGCAATTAACCATATTAGTAATAACTATGGATAAAAAAGGTTATGATTACTATGCACCAGTTGATTATGCAGCATCAATAAATTATATAAACTTAGAAGCAGAAATAAGTAAATATCATCTTTCAAATATTAAAAATGGTTTATTTCCATCATTTATTATAACTTTTATAGGAACAGAGTTTAGTGATGAACAAATGAACCAAATTGAAACTGATATAAATAAAAAGTTTGGTGGTTCATCAAATACAGGTCGTGCAATTATTGGATTCGCATCAACTAAAGATGATGCTACACAATTACAAACAATAGACCAACCAACATTACCAGACACTTATGAGTTTTTAACAAAAGAAACAAGTGAAAAAATATTAGTAGGACACGGAGCAACTAGTCCACTTTTATTTGGTATTACAAGAGATACTGGAAACGGACTTGGTTCAAATGCTGATGAATTACAACAATCATTCCTTTTGTTTTATGAAGGAAAATTAAAACATTACCAATCCTATATATTAGAGTTTATTAAAAAAATTATGAATGGAAACCTTTTATATGCTGATGTAAAATTTAAAACCTATAATCCTTTTAAAAAGGAAACTACACAAACCTTATCAAAAATTAAACAAATAAACGAAATAGATTCACAAGAATTATTAAATAAAATAGATTCGCTAAAAATAAAAGTGGATGATATTTTAATAAGTGAAAAAATACTTACGAAACTTAATAATAATGCTTATTATAAGTTTATTAAGTCAAGCAACAATAATAATTTAGTAAATAAAAAATTAGAATTATTATCAAAACAAGGATGGTTATTTAAACCAGATGAAGAAATAATCAAAAATACCGAAGATTACTTTTTTATGGAAATGAATTATATGAAAAAAAATAAATAAAAAATGGAAACTATTTTATTCGCAAGTATGGAAGATATACTACATTATACCACGATAAGTGGAAATATAGATGAATATAAAATATCACCACATATATATAACGCACAAATACTTTATTTAGAACCACTACTTGGTAGTGACCTTTATAATAGAATTGAAGGTTTAATTAGTGGAAGCACAATAAGTTTATATGATAACTATTATACATTATTAGTAAGTTATATAGTTCCATCAGTAGTGTTTCACACAATGGAATTATTTCTTCCTTTTAATGCATTTGAAATATCAGATGGTGGTGTATCACAACATATTTATACTAATGCACAATATAGTCCTATGGATGATATAGATAGATTGGTAACAAAATATAAAATTATAGGATCAAAATATGATAGTAAATTAAGCGAATACCTTTATAAAAATAGCACACTATTTCCAGAATATACAAATAATACTGGCTTAATACCTAAAACTGAAAATACAGTAAAGACTGGATGGTACCTTGGAACTAATAATATTTCATCAAAAATAAGAACATAATATGAAACAATCCGAAAACATTAAAAAATTAAGAAATTACATGAAAAAGAAATCATTAATTCAGGTCAAGCAAATAAATGTAAAAAATGCTAACCAATCCGACTTTATGAACCAATGCGTTCCTAAACTTATTAAAGAAGGTTATGAACAAAAACAAGCCGTGGCTATTTGCTATGAAAAATGGCGTAGCGGAAAAACTAAATTAGATGAAAAATAAAAGGTTTTATTTTTCGGATATATCAATATATAAAAAATGTTTTTGGATTGAAAATATACTATTAAAAATTACAAATAAAACAATTTAACTATATAGGTTGAAAATAAAAAAAATAAAAAAAGGATATGGCAATAACAAACTTAGACACAGAACATACCGTAACCAGCACTTCCTGGGAACCTACATCAGGATCATCAGGAACATCAGGTAAAGCAGGAACAAGCGGTATAAATGGAACTTCTGGTTCCTCTGGTGTAGCAGGTTCAAGTGGTTCATCTGGTGTAGCAGGTTCAAGTGGTTCATCAGGTTTAGCTGGAACTGACGGCACTTCAGGAGTTAATGGTGCAGCAGGTACTGACGGCACTTCAGGAGTTAATGGAACTTCAGGTTCATCAGGAACTTCAGGTGCTGATGGAACATCAGGATCTTCTGGTTCATCTGGCACATCAGCCTAATTAAAAATGATTTTAACGAATGAATTTATCAACTATTATTTCAATTGTAGCAATTTTACTTGGCTATGCAGGAGCAGTTGTATCACTTTATGTTAATTTGAGAATTAAATTAAAGGCATTAGATTTGAAAATATTAGAAATTGAAAAG